GATCCTCATTCACCTCGTGATATTTTCTCTCCAAGTATTTTAATATACACGGTCCGAGTATTCTTCCCGCGCGCTCCTCATAGGCATTAGCTTGCTCTTGCGACTCAATTCGTCTCAAAGCATCATCAGTCGGCAACGACGAATAAAATTTATCTAACCTACGCTCATAGTCTGGGTTATTATATATAGTTGGCGTATCTAAAGGACGACCCTCCTCGGGTATTTTGAAAATTGAACCCGGTACGCCTCCATTTTCCAAGGCACACTTAGTATCGCGATATGCGCGCACTATCGGTCCAAGCACCCAGTCATTTGTTTCTGGATACAACGCCACTTCTCCTATAGCCCGCGGACGTCGGGTAAGCGGATGTCTATTTTCCGGGTCTAAAATCTTCCATTCTGGACAAGCATCTATATAACATGGAAGCCCGTTCTCGCGTTTACCCTCAAGAGTAATCATAACTATTTAATATGCTACCAGTTTAATTATCTACAAGCAAGTATAAGTTAACTTCTATGTCAATCAATTTTCGCCTCTGCTATAATAAAACTATAGAAACTCTCTGTTAATCAGAGAGTTCTTTTTTTGAACAATTTGGCGCTTCGTAAATCACCTTTGCGGTGATTTTTTAGGTTAGACCCAAATTCAGAGGGGCGAGCATCGCAAAGGCTCGCCCCTCTTTTGATGGCTTGAACGAGGTCGCTCGATTGTTGTTTGTAGCGGCTTCTGAGAGTTATCAATGATTGAACTTTGCGAAACTTAAGCGGATCGGCCAAAGAAATTATACAGTGGCGACATAGACAGCTGGCTTCTCAAGGGGATATTTAACCAAGAAAGGAGGCAGCTATTAACGAAGACGCCTTAGAATATGAGCTGACGAAAATTCAGCATCAGAAAACAAGCAAGCCACCGGCACCTGGGCAGCTTGGAGTTACTAAAAAATCTAAACATAAAAAGGAAGAAAAGACTATGAAAAAAATCAATTGGAAAAACGTTATTGAAAGCATTAAAACCATCACCATCGTGGCGCTAATCGCTAGTGTGGTTGGATTCGGACTGGGGGTGAAGTACCAGGAATCGAAGAATAGCCAGCTGGAAACAAGAATCTCTGAGCAGATTCAGCAGTTAAAAGCCGTAAAGTAGCGAGCGTGCGACCGGCGCTACTGAAGCCTAAGGTCGCAGCGGTCGAAGCTCATGCATCTGCGCCGCCAAAAGCTGCTGTGGAGGCAGCTGGCGCAGATGTCTGCGAGGGGTTTCGACCGCTGGTCGCTAAATACGACTGGAACGTGGATATCGCTATGGCGGTTATGAAGGCTGAGAGTGGTTGCCAGACAAGCGCTCTGGGATACAACGCAAATGGAACGAATGACGCTGGGTTATTCCAGGTCAACTCAATCCACGACACGACGGACAGGCGATACCAGCCAGAGCACAATGTGGCGCTCGCATATAAGATTTATGCGGCACGCAGCAAGTGGGATTCAAGCGGATGGAAGGCGTGGAGCGTATGCCTGAATGGCAAGGTGAAATGCTACTAATTTTAAGGAGAAAGTGAAATGAGTGAAAGTGAGATTTTGGAGAAATTAGAAAACCTAATCGATCCGACGTTTCTCGACCGTGTATTAGCGGGGGAGGCATAAGTGGATCGAATAGTATTATCTCCATCAGCGATAATGTGCTTTTTGAACAACCAGATCCAATTCAAGAAGCGCTACATTGCCAAGGTTTATGACGATCCGTCATCGCCATCGATGGTTGTCGGCTCTGCCATGCATAAGATGATTGAGCAGCGAATGAAGGGTCAATCGTTTGAGACGGCTCTGGAAGCAGGATTGCAGGCGATTGAAAATGTCGCAGATTATGAGATCGAGTACGGCAAAACTGGTAGTCGCGAGAAGATCATCGAGCAATATCAGAAACTATCGACGACAGTCATCAACGAACTGCCAACTTACGACAACATTTTGGCTGTCGAGGACAAGATTGAATGCAATTTGTCGGTGATGAATAAAAAGATTCCAATGAAGGGCTACATTGATATCGTACTCGACTTGGGAGACAGTCTGGAGGTCATCGACTGGAAGAGCGTCACTAACTATTCCGACGAAGAGACTGAGAATTGGTCATACATTATACAGGGCTGGATTTATTCAAAACTAGCTGAATATAAGTATAAAAAGCCTGTCAGCCGAGTGGTCTTTAAGGAAATTAAGAAGACTATCAATCGCGATGGTCAGCCACAAATTAAAGACTACGTACTGAATGCCGAGAACCTAGCCGAAGCTGACGACATCATGGGTCGAGTGATTAAATCGGTGAGCGATTACACCGACAATCCTAACGCTACCTACTTCCCAAATCCTCGTGACATGATGAATGGCGCGCAGTCGATGCACATTGTGGCGCAGATGGAAGGCATCACCGTCAGAACCGTGCACACGACAGAACGGCGCGAGAAGTTTGCGCCAGTCAACACGGTAGTGGCTGACGACATCGCGCAAGAGGGCGGTTCGGAAACTGAACGAATCATGGCGAAGCTAAACGAGTTTGGCGTTGGCGGCAGGATTGATGAGACGATCAAGAGCAATACTGTCGACACGTATATTCTAAAGCCTAACCGCGGCGTGCGAATGTCGAAGCTGGCGGGACTGGGCGACGATTTATCGTTGGCACTCGGCTCTGAGGCGGTTCGCGTGATAGCACCAATCTACGGTACGCAGACTGTCGGTATCGAAGTGCCACATGAGCAGTCGTTCCCGACGTTTGAAGGCAAAGGCAGTAGCCACCAAATACCAATCGGTGTCGATACGATGAATAACGTCATCTACGACGATATCGCCAAAATGCCACACATGCTGATTGGCGGGCAAACTGGGTCTGGTAAGTCGGTCTTTTTGCGCAATATTATTCAGAGTTTAACAAATTGCCATATCGACATTATCGATATGAAAGGATTGGACTTTGAAGATTTGAGCAAAAACATTGTCTCGGAAGTTGGCAGGTCTCTTGAACTAATCCAGTGTTTAAGTGAGCTGATGGACGGTCGGTATAAAGATAAAAAAACCGATGCCAAACGTCGAGTATTGATCATCGATGAGTATGCCGACCTAGTTATGCAGACCGGGAAGGAAGTTCGTTATCGTATTGATGGCTATAAGAAGAATGGCGAACCGATCATGAAGCAATACACTTACGATACTCGCAAAGAACTGGAGACCAACCTAGCACGAATTTTACAGAAGGGGCGCGCGGCGAATATCAACGTGATTATCGCCACACAGCGACCAAGCGCCGACATCGTCGCGCCGATAATCAAGGCTAACTGTCCAGTCAAAGCTTGTCTGAGAGTAGCAACCGCCAAGAACTCGGAAATCATCCTGGATGAATCCGGGGGCGAACGTCTCCTCGGCAAGGGCGACATGCTCTACCTGGGTTCAGGGATGATTAAGCCAGTGCGCGTACAGTGCTTTTCGCCGATTGAAGGAGGTAAATAATGAGTGAAACAAGAAGTGATAAAGCTATCGCCAAAAAAAGCAATGTCAAGCGAGAGTACTCAGGTATCGCTAAATACGTTGGCGACTGGGCGCTGGGGCTTAACAAGGAAAAGGTACTCGGTAATATTCACCGTAATTTACTAGGTGTCGATAAGATGGGCAAAATACGACCTATCGAGGACCTCGCCTACTTTATGCTGGTGTGCAGTCAATACAACCTGAATCCGCTGAAAAAGGAAATATACGCAGTGTATCAGCGTCAAAATGTAAACGGTCAGTGGATCGAAAAGCTGGAGCCAATCGTTAGTATTCACGGCTTACGCTCGCTGGCGCGTCGTTCGAAAAACCCGACGTACGCCTACACCGGCAAAGCAGTTTTCGACTATAAGGATGCTGAAAAAACCAAGCTGGATTCGGCGACGGTAGAGGTGTTTGGCAGGTTTGACGGCTCAAACGAAGCGGTGAAGATCGGCGAATACACAGCCTATTACGACGAGTTTGCCAAAACTCATACTTCTGACGACAACTACGGTAAATACCGCGCCGGCGACGCTATGGGGACATGGAAAACCATGCCGCGAGTAATGTTGGCGAAATGTGCAGAAGCTAATGCTATCCGCTCGATATTCGATATCGGCGGCGTGTACGTTGAGGAAGAAATCGGCAGAACAGAAGAACATTAACAATCAACATCGCACCCTCTTTGGGTGGCCAGATTCGTATATATAGGGTGGGGCGTCAACCGCAGGAGCTCCTCGCACATTTGAGCCACCCCCAAGACAGTAGAATTACAGTTTTGGTTGCAATTTGTGGCTACCCGACGAGGGTGCGATCGAGGAAATAAGAAAGGAGAAATAGTGAGCCGAAAACTAATCATTAGGATACTGACAGAATTGCTGTTTGAGTATCCATCTGATGAGCTTGATGTTATCGCGCTGGATTTGCACTTAAAAGATGAGTCGTTAGCGGAGTTCTGCGATAGATTCGAGCTTGGTAATTGGTTTTACGACCAGATGACGCTGGCGGACATTGACATTGTCGATGAAGTCTCAGCTATCGCTGATGAACATCGCAGGGCTGAAAGCGAGCAGTTAACGGAAAGCCAGCTGCTGCGCCGGGAATTACAACAGCAGGGTGTATAAAAAAATACTAATTTGAAGAGGAGTAATCAATGGATAGCAAAATGAAAAAAGTGGCAAATATCATAGGCTATTTGATCGGCGGGATTTTAGTTTCGCTAGTCGGAGTAGCTATTATAGCAGTATTAGTTAAAGCAATATTGTGGGTTGTGGGGCTATAAAAATGGTAGGTCTCACACAATTCACGATTCCAGACACAATTTGGGTCGGCAAATATGAGTGTATGCTGATTAAAGCAAGTATTGACGGCAAGCGATTTGACCTAAACTATCGAAAGAAGTACCCCCTAGTTTCGTATGAGAATGAGTTCGAGATTAATATTAGTTTTGAAACATTACTCTCACCCAACGATCGAGATGTTGAAGAGGAGTTTACCAAACGCCTTGAGCTACTTGGCGGCACGATCGAGGATCCAAATGACTAAAAAAGCACTTCGCAAAAAGCAGCGCCGCAAACGCAAGAAACTGGAGGCTACATAATGTCTCTGATGAATTGCACATTCACCGTTCGCTGGAGCGACGACAAAAACAAGCCGCACTCGAAAACCTACGCTACCGAATCTGATGCCAAGCGAGCCAAGAAATGGCTGCTGGAGCACGGCGTTCGGGACGTAGATATTGCGGTAAAAATTAACAATAAGCCAGCCGGTAGCTTGAAGGACGACAAAATTTCTGAAACTGAGGCTGAGCAGAAAGGATTTTGGTGGCAAGAATAACATGGAAACTTTTGGAGCAACAATTACAATAATCCACTTAGTGATAACGGCGATTACAGTTTTATTTGGTTGGATTCTGGTAGATAAACCTCGAAAGCCAATGGATGGCAGCGGCTACGTACTTCAGATTATTTATAACATCCTAGTTGCGACAGCTCTGGTGTTTGCATATCTGAAAGGGTAAACGTCGTTTGCCAATGACCTACCATACGTCGAAAAACTGGGCGAACATTAACAATTCAACCGTATAACTGGATAGATGACGAGCTATGTAGCTCAGGTAATAGAGTACTAGGTCGCGCCCAGAGTCGGCGGAGCAGCTGCCATTGAGACCGCCCATAGCCATAAATGTCATCTATTCAACTGGTAGCACAATAAACAACTTTGCCACAGAGTTCTAGTGAACCTTATGGATGAGGCGTAGTCCGAAAAGTTACGCTCGGTGTCTAAAGACACACCATTTGTGCTATCAACTGGCAACATCAACTAAATTAACAAAACATGTTAGTGCTATACACCTGGTGTTGTCAACTGGCTATATAAGTGGCGGAATAGGTAGACGCTCATAAGCAGCAGGTCGCGAGGCAGCTGACCAAAAGCACCGTATGAAAAATGGAAAGCTGCTCGGAAATTGTGATGTGACTATACGAGTAAAAATCCCCTCTGACTAGTAAGAATATGAATGCCTAGCACGTTCTGAAGATTATGGAGCTAACATGAGACGAGAACTCCTCGGCAAATCATCACCTTATATAGCCACCAGTTATGCGGTTGATGTAAATAATGAATGGATGGTATGAACTATGACGAATGACAACACAGTAGATGAGCGAACGCTAAAAATAGTTGAGCTCGCTAGAGCTGGTATGGGCGGCGAGAAAGAAGCCGCCCAGCGTATCCTAAAAAGGATCTGCGCCAAGCAGGGGCTATCATACGAGGATCTTATCAACGATACCTCAGAAAAATGCAGCGAACACCTAATTGTAACGGGCAAACTAACCAAAAGCGAGCAAACAATAGCGGCACAGGTTATGTATAGATTTGCAACCAGTAAAGAGCACCCCGAGCTATGGACGTCGAGGAGTAGACACAACCGTGCCCTAAAAGGCTTTATAGCCGTATGTACCCCAACCCAGGCAGCAGAAGCACAATACGCCGTAGATCTATTCCTGAGAGCCTATCGTGCAGAGTTAAAGCGAATACAGCGTGAAACTAATATCGCATTTGTAATAAAGCATAGACTGTTCGCACAGTACGAGACAGAGGGCGACAACAACGAAGAACTAACAGAGGAAAAACGTGCAGAACTAACCCGAGCCCAGCTAGCTAGCTACAATATGACAGAAGTGCCTATGTATAAAGCAATAGAGCAAGGTAATGCAAGACGGGATGAATGATTGGTAAACGACTAATATCAACTAAACCACTAATTTTGTGGACATAGAGAAAGGAGATGTCAACATGAACAGGAAACTAGGAGATATTTATGTTCCAAGAGCCGTCCCGGTTGGCACTAAAATATGGTTTGGCTCAAAAAGACATGGCTATACAGTTAGAGCGTCTAATACAGCATTTGCAGTTTTGACCAGACCATTCAATATCGAGAAAACAGTATTGTACACAAGGAACTTGGCATACGTGGTCCTAGTAACCTGATTTGGGGCACTGGTGCAGAGACTGATGAGGAGTGTCTAGAGCTGTTAGACATGCTCACCAGTGGCGAGATTGAAGTGAGTTCGCGGCGTTGTGTCAAATTAGACATTTCAAGAGGAAAAATAAATGAAAACTGATTTTAGTTCATCTAATAATAGTTGGAGCGACATAGCTATTGTCACAATAATAACTTTAGCAATTGCTGCTTTATTTGCACTGCTTATTGCTTGGCAATTTAAAATGTCCGAACAAGAGATTCAAAACATGAACACTAAAGCTCGCTGTAAAACAGTTGGTGGCGAGATGGGTCACTCAAAATGCTTTAAGGACGGGAGGGAGGTCTAAAATGCCAAGAATTGATTACGAACCACCTAAAGTTTGTAAGCTCAAATACATAATAGCTAGTGCCACAAATTTTCCTGATTTACACGACAAAGTGAACAAACTTTTGTCAGAAGGGTGGACGCTACAGGGAGGTATCGCAGGGTATGGGAAATATATTTGTCAAGCGATGGTTAGAGAGGAGGAAATCTAATGCGTGAAATAAAATTCCGAGCCTGGGACAACCTAGAAAAGGACTACCTTAACGAAGAAGACATAGCTATAGACAATCTGGGCAATATATTTATATTTGAGAGATACGATAACAATGACTCTGACTTGTGGTATACGCGAATTTTACCAGATTTAGACAACAAGCGTCATGTTGTCGAGCAATTCACAGGACTAAAAGACAAGAATGGTAGAGAGATTTATGAGGGAGATATCGTTTCGGTCAGAGACAGCCCAGTAGCTGTTGAGGATGAGGAAGGTGTCTGCTGTGTTGTTTGGAGTTCAGTTCTGGCGGGGTTTATTCTAAAAGGAAGCGACGCATACAAGTTTGATGAGCAGTCGCTAAGCGACTTAAAGCTCATAATCATCGGTAATATCCACGAAAACCCTGAGTTGTTGGAGGAGAAATAATGACACTAGATGAAATCCTAATCGCACAATACTTGCTCGGTCGAGAACATGAAGCTATGCTTCATCGTGGCGAGAAGCGCGAGGTCGGCGGCGAAATAGCTGAAGCGAAGAGGCAGATTCAGAAAATGCTAAACGATAAATTTAAGCTAGGAATTAAAGTCGGCAAACGCAAAGCCCAAGAAGAGACAATCACGGTAATGAAGGTTGTCGAAACACCAGAAGACGAAATTGACGAGCCAGAGCCATCGGTTGGAATAAGGAGGGGATCGCTAATATGATCATTCCCACCGAACAGCAAGAAGCCGAAGCCCTAGCAGCATACCTGCGGCTCAAAGGCTACAAGTTTACACATATCCCGAACGAGACTGGCAGCGACCCTAGGGCGCGCGCTAGAGCCGTCAGAATGAAGCGTGCTGGCGTTAGTCGTGGCTTCCCAGACTATCTGGTATTTGCCAATGGCAAACGTTACGCAATCGAGCTCAAGCGCAAGAAAGGCAGCAGAGCTACGTCGGAGCAGCTGGATTGGCTTGGCGTGCTAGATGAATACGGGTTTAATGTGAAAGTTTGCAATGGAGCTGAGGAAGCGATTGCGTTTATCGAGGAGTTGCCTGATGAAACGTAAGATCAAAGGACGCAATTACAAAACACCGATACCTAGAATTTACAGCATAAAAGAAACTCGCTCAAAGCAATTTATCCGTAAACAACTGATAAACAAGAATGGAGCAATTTGTTCACTCTGCGACAAACCGATTGAAACAATGAAAGATTGTACGATTGACCATATCATCCCAATTAGCAAAGGCGGCTTGACGACAATCGAGAATTGCCAGCTGGCACATAGAAGTTGCAATTTGAGTAAAGGAAATAAGGAGGCTTGAAGTGGGGCTAATTAGAAATATTAAGGCGATGGCTGACGTGCGTAGGCGAGAGCAAGACATATTAGTATCGAAATGCACAATAAAAATCGGCGACAGAGTGGCGTTCGCTCGAAATATTGATAAAGACGGCAGAGTAGTAGTGGGTGTAGTTGTTGGATATAAAAATGGTGTGTTCGTGGTTAAATACGATCCGCAACTCATCGTCGGCAATACTATTCAGTATTTTACTAGAAAATCTTATGAGCTGACTTTAGTTCATGACGTGGATAAACCAAGCTAGCTAAAACATAATGGGCGTAAACGTCAATAATATGTGTGCGCCTAAAAGGTTGACTGAGGCGGTGGCGAATTATGTGTCGCCGCTTTTATGTTATAATAGCCCTAGGAATTGCGGATCGAAAGAGCCGCTTTTTTATTTGGAGAAATTATCATGGCAACCAGAAAAATGATGCGCAGGAACAAGCTAAGAGGTAAGCAGCCCGCACGCAAGTCCCCGAAGCAGCAGCTGCGCGGGATTGTTAAGGATACGCCGAAAACGTCACCTGTTAACCCGCCAAAACAGCCTGAACAGCCAGAGCCAGGACAGCCGACGAAATATAAGCCAGAATATTGCCAGCAACTTATTGACTATTTTTCAATCGAGCCGCTGGAAATTATTAGAGAACAGGAGATAACCGGCACCGAGGGCGGCAAATACGTCTCGCGCCGCCTGCCGCAACGTTTCCCGTGGTTTGAGGGTTTCGCACGTAAGATTGGCGTTCACCGCAATACGCTGAAGAATTGGTGTGCTGAGCATCCAGAATTTGCCGAAGCCTACGATACCGCCAAGGATCTACAGCGCGAGTTTATCGTCGACGTGGCTTTAAGCGGTGCCGCTCCACCAAGCTTTGCTATCTTTACTATGAAAAACGTCTGCGGATGGAGGGACGAGCGAGACCTGAAGCTGAGAAAAGCGAAAGAGGAAGGTGATATTGATGACGACGAACTCAAAGCAGCCATCTTTGAATAACCTAACCAGAGCGGACATTCTGCGGCTTTGCGACAAATACTGGAACACTGACCGCGACAAACTGCGCCGCTATCTGCTGGCGATATTCAAGCGGCGGGAGAATATTCACCTTTTCGGCTGGTTCATCGCACGGCCGTATTTTCCACTAGAAACGCCGCCGTTCCATAAAGAGATATTAGACCTGATCAGTAACAAGGACAATCGGCGAGTTGGCGTTATCGCGCCCCGTGGTCATGCTAAGTCGACGACAGTGGATATGACGTATCCGCTGTGGGCAGGGTGTTTTGAGCAGGAAGAGTTCGTGGTGATAATCAGCGATACGTATACGCAAGCGGCCGAGTTTATCAACGCATTGAAAGATGAGTTTGAACACAATCCGAAAATTAGATGGCTATTCGGCGACATGAAAGGTGACGATTGGCAAGATGGAGAGTTCGTACTGAGTAATGGCATTAAGTACGCCGCTAAAGGTTCTGGTATGAAAATCCGTGGTATTCGCCACCGGCACACCCGACCGACGTTGATGATATTTGACGACATCGAGAACGACGAAAACATCAAGAGTGCCGAGCAACGCCAGAAACTGTATCACTGGTTTACCAAGGCAGCTATACCAGCGCTGGCGAGAGGCGGGCGGGCTGTCATTATCGGCACGATTCTTCACTTTGACAGCCTCGTCAATAAGGTGATGAAGCAGCAAGACGTGTTTAAGAGCTGGCAAACGCGGGTGTTTTACGCAATCACCACGGAAGATGACGGCACGGAGCGGGCTTTGTGGCCGGAACACCGCAGCCTAGAAAAGCTGAGAGCTATGCGAGATGACCCTGGCGATCAGGAGTTTGTTGGAAGTATTGCTTTTGCGCAAGAGTATCAGCACAAGCCGTTTAGCGAAGAGGACGCTATCATCAAGCCTGATTGGATTAAGGAATGTGAGCCGAGCCAGGTGCCAGATAAGCATGCACGGCTAGCACGAGTGCTGACAATCGACCCTGCCGCCAGTGAACGCCAGACGGCCGACCCAACTGCTATGGGCGTCGCTGACCTGTACACCGACGGCAATGTCTACATACGTGCGATACGCAACCAACGAACCTCGCCGAGTGTTACTGCTGATACGGTAAGGGAGCTTGATGAAATATACAAACCGCAGGTGATTGGTATAGAGGAGGGCGCGCTGGGGCTGGTGTTTCGGGACTTGCTGGCGGGACTACCTGTCATTGGTTTGAAGCCCGATAAAGACAAGGTGCGGCGACTGCTGGCTGTGAGTCGGTTCTTTGAGGCAGGCAGGATATACATCGTAAAGGACATTCAGAATGGGCAAGCGTTACGCGAGCAGTTGATTGAATTTCCGAAGGGCACACATGATGATATGGTGGACATGGTGGTTTATGCGGTGCGGTTATTGTTGGTGGAGGGAGTGAATCAGGTGTCAAGTAAAGACTTTCAGACCGCTGGTGATTATTACGACGAGCTAGATGACGATGAATGGTCGGATTAAGTATAAGTATGATATAATCAGGGTAAGTATATACGACGCGCAAAAGGCGTCGTATTTTATATGGAGAGAGTATGAAGCTGGTAAACTTGAGCGGTAAGAATAACGATAAAAATACAGGCAGCCGACTACGCGAGATTGGTAGTGCTGGTACTGGTGTATTTACAGACTATGAAGCTGAGAGAATAAAGCTAAACCGCCCGAGGAAAATCACTGATTACCGCGATATGCTGCGCGATGGCACTGTCGAGGCGCTATTCAATATTCTGACCATGCCGATTTTGGCAAGCGAGTACGACATTAAGCCTGCCGACGAGAGCACTGAGGCGAGAATACAAGCAGAGTTCGTGCGAAACAACTTACTGAGTGAGAGCTATAAAGGCGGTATTGAAACACCGTTTGATTTGTTTCTCGACCAGTCGATGATGGCGCTAGTGGATGGTTTTCAAGTATGGGAAAAGGTGTATCGGCTCAATAATAACCGCTACGAGTTGAAGAAGTTGGCGCTGCGGGATTCGAGAAGCGTGGAGATTCAGAGCGATTTGAAGGAAGGCTATCAAGAAATTAGGCAAACGCAAGAAGACGGCTCGACGGTGTATATTCCAGCCTACAAAACGTTCCTATTCACACCAGGCAAACGATACGATCAGTATTACGGACGTTCAATATTTACGGCACTTTGGCGAAACTATGACAAGAAGTGGAAGTTGGAATATCTGGATAGCATTGCTTTGCAAAATGACGCTATCAAGCCAAAGGTATTGAAAAATACTGGCGACACGCTTGCAAAGGCTGATGACAAAGTAATGTCAAAAGTATTGAACGTATTAAGTCGTTTGGGCAAGGTCAATTCAACGGCGACTTTGCCGCCAAATTACGAACTTGAGGTACTGAACTCTGAGGGACGCGATCCGCACCAATCGATTGAGCGGCAGAACTCTGAAATGGCAAGAGTGTTCCTGGCTAACTTTATGCTGCTGGGTTCGCAGGGGACAAGTTCGACTGGTAGCTTTGCGCTGAGCGATACGCAAGCAAAGATGTTCCGTATGAGCCTAGAATCTGTCATGAATAAGCTGGCGGCTCACATTAACCAATACATCATCGCTGATTTGATTGATATTAACTTTAGCGAACCACGCTATCCAGTTTTCGCATTCGAGAAGCTGGACAATGAAGTGGTTGGCGCGATATTTAACGCCTTTACGACGATGATTCAGAAAGACCGCATGTCTGATGCAATGGCGAGCGAGATTGAGGACGCAACAGCGACGCGGCTAGGCTTTGACGTGGAGAAGATTAAGCAGCAGCGTACTGAGCAGGCTGAAAATACTGAAAGCAATGCCGGCAAGGAGAAAGAGGCTGGCGGCACGCCGACTGGTCAACGAACGATGAGCGATGATCACAATCATGAACCGAGCGAGAGCCTGAAGAAGCTTGATGCCAGATGGCAGGAGCTAGAAAAACGTTTTTTAGACCAAATCCGCCCAGTTTATGAGACTGTGGCGGAGGAGGTCAGCCAGGAGGTCGCAAAATCAAAGCTAGTGAGCGACATTGATGCGGTGGTGTTTCCGGTGGAGTACCGCCGAACGTTGGTATCATTCTTCAAGCAGGGGTATCAGATTGGAAAAATCAGTGCTAGCGATGAAATGGGTAAGCCGGCTGCGAAGAACGGCAATGATTTAACTAAAGCAGCCGTTGAATACATAAACTGGATTATCGAGAAGCAGCAGAATGACCTGACTAATTACGCTAAAAGCCTGGTGATGGATAGAGTGGTGCTGGATGATGAGCAGACCGACTATAGTGCCGAGATTTTGAAACTGATTCTGGCGTGGTTTGCAACAAAGCTGCTAGATACGGCGTCGTATGCAATCGCACAAGCGGTCAATTCTGGGCGTAATTCAGTATGGGACGATGACGATGTGTTGGAGTTTTCGGCAATTCTGGATGCACGAACGTCGCCTGGTTGTAGCGCGCTGGATGGCAAGGTGATGACGTGGAAGGAGTGGCAAACCTATCCTGAGTACATCCCGCCACGACATTTTAACTGCCGATCGACGTTTACGAGACTTCTCGGCGATAATCCGGAGGATGAGATAAACCCGCCGAACAATACGCAGATGCACAACATTGAGAAGATTCAGAGAACGCCGAAGCCGCAGTTGATTGAAGAGAATTCATACATGGCACAATACACCAAAGCGGAGCTGTTGAGCGTTGAAACTTACAAGGGCAATGGGTTTATAAATATCAATCAGGCGTTATTGGGTCGCCAGCCGATGAACGAGTATGCTGAGGCTGACATTAAGCAGCTGGATAAAGCGATCAGGAAGACGAAGTTGGAGAAAGATGTGGTACTGTATCGTGGCATTGGGCTAGAATCAAAGTTGTCGGTTAATGATATTGTCGATAATCCTAATTTTCTTTCTACATCCACCAGTCAGGATGTGTCAATAGAGTTTGCGCAACAATCTGATGCGAATAAATACGTATTTATTTTTAAGGCTCCAAAAGATATGCCGTATTTGGATATGGAGAAAGTGCTAGCAGATAATGGCGTTACCTCAATGATAAATGAGGGCGAATATCTGCTGTCCAGAGGCAAGAAGTTTGTTGTAAAAAGACTTAAGAAGTTAGATAATGGAATTATCATGGCTGATGTAGAAATGACGAAGGACACTAAATACCTCGCTGATGAATCAGAGAACTTGCTGACTGATGAAATGATGGCTAGTTTGAATAAGACAGCCAAGGAAGTTGAGAAGCGCCTCGCCGATCCAAACTACAAACCGAGCCGAGCAGTTCAACGGATGCACACTATTTGGCAAATGGATTCTGAATACCTAGACGAACAGCTGGAAAAGCAACATAAAAACAAATAGTTTTGCTTTAACCACAAGTATGATATAATACGACTAGTATATGCGACAAGCGAGTTTGTCGCATTTTCTTTTGGGGCAAATTTCTCTTGGGGCGTATCGGGAGAAATAATATGTTTACAGTTTCGACAAAGACAAGAGATAACATCCGCCTGAGCGACGAGGGCAAGAGCGAGTATAAGCGGTATTGGAAGCAGCTTTGTCCTTATGGAGAATGGATAGACCCAAATGATTGGGATAATTCAAAGTTGGTTATTGACAAGGATCTAGTTGACCAGTTGGTAAAAAACTTCAATGACAAGGTTTTGGACTACGTGCCGGTGCCATTAGGACATCCGTATGATAGCTCAAGCTTGGCAAGCCTTAATACTGGCGAGTTGCTGGAGCTGGAGGCACGAGAAGACGGCTTGTACGGTTTGATAGAAATTCGCGACGATGCAGTTGCCGATAAAATCGACAAAAACCTGATTCCAAACGTATCAATGGGTATGGATTTGCAATACAAGGACAAGAAAGATGGCTCACTCAAGGGTGCGGTACTCCAACATGTAGGGCTAGTGACCGACCCATATCTCAAAGGTATGCACGCCTTTGAGCCGGCGCTGTCTGACATGTCGCAGGCAGCCATTGTGCTTAGTGATTCATCTAATAACAAGAGAGAGGAGAATGGGATGAATAAGGTAAAAGTAACTAACGACCGTGATTTTGACGTCGAGGTGAAGTGGCAGGAAGACGGTGAGGAGAAGACCGCAACCGTCGCCGCTGGTGCAGACGTTGAAGTTCCTGAAGATCAGGAGGAAGTGGTAAAGCAGCAAATCGCTGACGCTAAAGAGCCAGAAGATAAAGACGAGGACAAGTCTGGAGGAGATAACCTATCTGATAAGAAAGATTTGTCTGATGAGCAGAAAGCGCTTGAAGCTGAGAAAGCTGAGTTGGCTCGGGAAAAAGCCGAACTGGCAAAGCAGAAGCGAGAGCTATCGGAAAAGCAGGCTGAGGCTGAATATGAGAAGCTGCTTTCTGAGGGTAAGCTTGTCCCGGCTCAAAAGGAGAGCTATTTGGCGCTCTGTGCCGCCAAAGACACCAAGGTGCAGTTATCTGACAAGAAAACCAAATCTGTTGATGTGTTATTATCGGAACTCTTTGCGGCAATGCCGGCAATGCGGCTATTGAGCGAAGATGGCGGTGAAGGCGGCAATGGAAATGGTGATGAAGTTCAGCTGGATGACTCCGATAAAGCAGACATCGAGCGGTTCGGACTGAATGAAGAAGATTATAAAGAAGTAAAGCGTGAGAAGGAGAAACAATAATGACATTTCTACGACAAGACGGCGATTTGATTTCAGCTCCATTCGGTAGCAATGTAATCAATCGCGGACAACTAGTTACTGTTGACGCTAGCGGTAATGCTAAGGTAGCAGAAGCTGGAGTAAAGCCATTCTTAGGTGTTGCTATGGAAAACACCAGCAGCTTAATTAAGGACGAGGTACGCGTTTATCGAACTGGTGTGTTCCAGCTGGCAATCGACGCAGTAGCGGCTGCTGATTTAGGCAAGGCTGTTGCTATCGCTACACCCGACAAAGTAACAACAACCGTCAGTAGCACCGCGCCGGCAATCGGACAGATTGTTGAAGTTATTGACAATAAAACTGTAGGCGTTCGCCTGAGCTAAGAAAGGAATATGAGATGGATTTAAGAGCAATGCTACAAAAGCTTGATACCGCCATCAAAACGGTATACAAGACTACTAAAAAAGAGTACAAAGACCCTCTGCAGGGCATTTTGTACGATATCACACCAGTGACAGGTGCGGTTAATAACATCGTAACACTTAACAGCGTGCCTGGCATGCGTGAGTTCAAGTCAGAGCGCAAACACGGTGTGGCTGACAACACCGTTCACACAATCGCTCCACGAAAGTGGGAGTCAACCCTGGACGTTGAACGTGAAAAGATTGAAGACGATGACCTCGGCCAGATTCCAAACCAAACCCGCGTGATGACTACTAAGAGCGGACGTCACTACGGCGCATTGGCTGTGGCAGCGCTTCCTGTTGGCTTTACTGCTAACTTGAGCGACGGCAAGCCATTCTTCCACGCTGACCGCGGCAACTTGGTTACTGGCGCATTCAGTGCCGCAACATTTAGTAAAGCTTTCGATGCGTTGGTTGGCATGAAAGATGCTGCCGGTGACCTTATCAACCCAATTCCAACCCACTTGATCGTTGGTCAGGAAAACCGCGAGGAAGCCGAGAAAATCTTGCTCCGCGAGAAGCTGGAAAATGGACAAAGCAACACCAATTACAAGCGTGTCGAGCTGATTGTTGACCCGCGCATCGCTGGCAAAGCGGCATTCTTGGTGGCGGCTAAAGAGGGTATGTGTCCGTTGACAATCGCTGAGCGAATCAAGGTCGGCGCACCGGTTGCGAAAAACGACCTGAACAGCGACAAGGCGTTCGAGACTGATATCTTTAGCTGGGGCTTGCGTGGTCGTTACGATGCAGCTTACCAGGCAATGCAGTTCATCGTGGCTGTGAAAGGTTCTTAGTCGGCAGACTTGAGGCGGGGGATGGTTCGCCCGCCTTCGTTTGAGGATTAGGAGAAATAATATGAAGCACGAGATAAACCAGACTATCAAAGATATATTACAGGAAGCGGGGCTGTATCATCGCCAGTTACTGGAGTTTAACGACGTTAACAGTTCGGTAATTTCGCTAGGAGACTATATCTTGGCTGATGTCAACGGCGACGATACAATTGACGTAAAAGATGTGCGAGTGCTGGTGGATAATAAGCTAGTCAAAGTAACCGAAGTAGACACCACCAATGCGTTGATTACGCTGGAAAAGCCGGTTGTTTCTGGGCAGGAAGTATCGGTGCGATTTGCTAGTTCTAGTGTAGAGCCTGAATATGTCGAGAAAGTGCGGGCTGAAGCCCTGAGTGAAATCATATCAAAGATTCCGTGCGAGGCTGCCTGGGCTGAGGAATATAAGCCAATATTACGCTACATTCAGCGGCTAATGGCTGCCGGTATGCTATTGGTGCGAGATTATGGATTTAATGAAGATATTGAAAATACGAGCAAGGACGGCTATAAGAAACTGGAGTTGGCGAACGAAAAACTGAGTGCCTTAATCGCTGCTGTCTGCGGCGGGACACAGGCGCGGAACGCTCAAGGATTTGCAGCGCGAGATGACGGTGATTTATTTGAGAAAAAGCCGCATATTAGTAGCGAAGATTCGCTGGATGGGCGGTGCTGGTAGATGAATGGGCAGAAAGTACCAGTTTCTATCACCATTGATGGCGAGGAGCTGAAGCAGTTTAATCAGGTGCTGCTAAATCGATGGAAACGTGCTAGCAGTTTGCGGATACCGTTGCAGGAGGCGGCTAACTTTATGCTGGATGAGATTTCCAAAAACTTTAGCGGTAAACGTGGTGCAGTTTTTGGTGCGCAGTGGCGTAAACGTAAGCGAAATTATCCGTGGCCGCTACTAAATAAGACAGGCAAAATGAAGGATGGTTTTAAGGCGGAAATATACAGCGACAAAGCAGTGATTAAAAACCCGACGCGGTATTTCAAATATCATCAGATGGGTACGAAAAATATGCCAGCACGCAAGATGTGGGGCATGACCGAACCGCAGGCACGGTATATTCGCCAACGATTACAAATCTATTTAGAAGCTGAAGGAGAGAGATAATGCAATACGAAGACCCAATTTTAGCAAAGTTGCGCAACCTGTTAAATGAGCACGGCCCGAAAGACTTGAGAAATAAATACTATCTGGGTGATCCAATGGTGGTGGATAAATCAAGTTTGCCGATGTGCTTTATTAGTTATGAACGGCAGAGTGTCATTGACGATGCCTCGCATTCAATCGAAACGCACTCGACGGTGTTAATCAATGTGGCATATGACCTAACTAGAGATTTTAATAGTACAGCGAAACGTAGTGGCAGTCATATGGCACTGGTAAAGATGATTTGCGGGCGAGATAGTAAGAATAAATTACTACCTGAGACAATTTTATCTGTGCTGAGACGATTCCAGGACGAGCAATCTGATGAGTTAATAATCGACCTGGGCAGCCAAACGGAAATAGAGTATGTAGTCAGCGAGCGGGGCGGCAGCGTATTTACTAACGAAGCTTTAATACGATTTACGGTGCGCACTCGCGATATGGTTGGATAAATGTAAGCACCATGGTATAATACGGGTAGTATATGCGATCAGCCTTGGTCGCATTTTCTTTTGCCCATTGGCTGATTTCGCGTAAGAAAGGGATTAACCGTGAAGAAAGATAATCAGCCAGCAGCACCCGCACCGAAGCAGTCATTCTATCTGCCAGAGTTCGGCGTGTCTGTCGAAGCAGGGAGCTTTGAAGAAGCAGTCAAAAAAGCCAAAGCCGAAAATAAGGAGGGAGAGGAATAATGGCAGAGAAAAAGATTGTAACAGGTCGAAAGACCGCCGTGGGCTTGGCGCTGGAAGAAACCAGAGGCGCCGCCAAAATGCCGACGTATTTTTATCCGCAGTTGGATTTTAGCTTTAAGGACACACCAGAGACGAAAACTAACGAATCGGCGTACAATAACATCACCAAAAACAACGCTGTCGATGTGATGAGCGTCAAAGGCGAGGGTTCAATTGGCGGCAAGACGTGGGCGAAGGGACTTTATTACTGGCTAGCGCTAGTGTTTGGTCAAAAAGCCGCAACGACGCCTGTTGCTGGCGATACGGGAGCTAAAAAACACTTATTCTCGCTGAATAATGAGAATACTCATATTAGCTCGACTATCACCATTAAGGAATCGGTGTTTTGCGGGCAGTTCCCGTATGCTATGATTGAGAGCTTTAAGATTTCATGGACACCTGATGATTATCCGAAGATTGAAGTAAGCTTGATGTCGAAAAAATCCAAGGACGTAACGCCGTCAACCGTTACTATTGCGTACGATTCGACCGAGACAGAGTTTATTCCAAAGGACGTGCTGCTGAAAATGGCAGCCGATGCAGCCGGGCTAGCAGCAGCGCCAGAGCTTCAGGATGTCAAGAGTTTCAGCCTGGAAATTAAGAAAAACCTGGAAGCAGTTCAGACGTCAAGTTCTAAGGATGACATTCAGGAAATCTTTAACAAAGATTTTGAGGTTAGCGGCTCAATCGAGAAACTGTACACCGACGACACCTACAAAGGCATGATGCTGAACGGTACAACTCAGGCAATGCAGTTTGGCTTTATCGACAAAAACCACAAAGCCGGTAACACCACGCCAACCAGTCTGCTGTTTACTATAAGCAAGGTGGCAATTTCTAGCCGTGAGCCGAGCTACGGACTGAGCGATATTTCAACTGAGACGATCAACTTTGAGGGCTTACTGAATATCACAGACGGCAAGACTATCGAAGCTGAATTGGTTAATAAATACGAGTACTAGGAGCAAATAAATGAGTAATCGAGAACTGTTTATCGAACTAAAAGACGGACGTAATGCCGTTATCCGAGGGTTTATTCGCAACCGTGACCGCAGTATGTACCGACGGCTAATGTTGGAAGGTCAAACCATGTCCACTAAGGAGATGGAAGCTAGTGGCGGCGATGTGGATGTTGACCTGGGCAACGTCATGGGCGCGAGCGACAAACTGATTGAGAAGTTGCTGCTGGAATACTGCGGCAATCGCGAACAACCATTTGAGGCACTGATGGACAGCGAATTTGGCGACGACTACGAGACAATCAGCAACAAGGTTATGGAGGTCTTCGGCAAGGATAAGGAGCTCCCAAAAGAATAGAGGCGTGGTCAATTAAATATGACCGCGCGCTGCGCAACGGTTCTGGCGAAGTACCAAAGATGATTCAGATTGCGCTTATCTGTAAGGAATATGGATGGACGTACGATGAATACATGGATCAGCCAGAAGAGTTTACTGCGGCTATCCTAGCACGGCGTCAAGTTGAGGCGGTAGTCGAAAAGGAGCAGATTGATAAGGCGGGGCAGCAGTAGGCTGCCTCTGCTTTTATCTGTGCTTGTCGCAGGCGATGCCGTCGCCGTCTCTATCAAGGTGTGGTGCGTATCCAGGTTCGCCTCGGCGTATGTGACTATAGCCAGCGGCACGTGCTTCTTTGCAGTTGCTAAAATTCAGCTCCGATGAAGCGGCAGGCTGTGATTGTGCTTGTTGTTGATTAGCTGCGGCAGCGGCTGCCTCCTCTTGTTTTTTCTTCTCCTCAGCCTCTTTCTTGGCTTTGTCAGCACGTTCTTTTTCTTCCTGCTTGGCTTTTTCTAATTTAGCAATGCGCTCAGAGAACTGACCACGTTTATCTTCTGGTAGTTTGTTGATGTCTGACTTGGCTTTATTGATATTGCTGTCGTTTGGGTCAGATTCAGCTTTTTGAACAGATTCTTTGGCTTGATTGACTGCCTTTTCTGACGATCCCATGCTTCCAATTACACCAATGCCAACAACTACAACAATTATGATAATGATAATATGTATAAAACCACCTTTGCGATGTTTCATTTTTGAACTCCTTCTGATGATGTTATTTTTTGGGCGACAAACTCGCGTATTTTCTTATAGTGAGGTTCTAGCGTGGTGATAATGCCGTATTGAACGTTGCTTTCTTCGATTGGTTTAACTAGAGTGATTTGCCCGTCCTTCAAATACAATATTGTACGAAAAACAACGGTTTTGTCTTCTTTCTTTGAATTGAAGTCAAAACCCTCGACTTCTGACCAATCAAAACTCCGCACAATGTCTTTTTTGATGCCTTTATTAAACGAGAAAGTAACGCCATTGTGATCGAATGCCAATTCAGCTGACAAAACACTATCTTTTATGGGGTTATATGTTCCGTTATATTCGCCACTGGCGAGTAGCGGTAGTTTTTCTTTCTTCTTAAATAGATTAAACATGGTGGCAGTTTGTTTTTCCTTTCCTTATGGAGGGATTATACCACGATGTGATATAATATGGATAATATATGCGGACTTTGAGCCGCATTTTTTTGTTGTTTTTCGTCCGCTAGGAAAAAGAAGGCGGAAGATGAATAACAGCACACTCACTCTGACAATTCGAGCAAACGTATCAGCCTTGCAGGCTGCCTTGAAGACTGCTCAGGCGAGCGTTAAAAATTTTAGCAGCAATGTAGGTAAGAAACTAGTCGGTAATGCTGCTAATTTGAAGGACGCTTTTAGCCAAGCGGGCGGATTCATTGAATCGACCCTGAAGCGCGTCGCTGCGGTGGCGGTGGGCGGTAGCTTTGGATTGATGTCGTTCGTAAAAAGCGCATCTGAATTGCAGTCGCTGCGATCATCATTTGAATCGCTAACTGGAACAGTAGAAGCGACAAATGTCGTCATGAAGACGCTGTACCAGTATGGAAAAGAGACGGCGTTCGACAATAAATCCATCCAGGCAACCGCCAAAATGTTTCTGGCAAACGGCGTGGCAGTCCAGGATTTGATGGGTTGGATACGAAACTTGGGCGACTTAGCGGGTGCAACAGGTGCGGATTTGCAGGGATTGGCACTGCCAATTACGCAGGCAATCGGTAATGGCAAAATGATGACACAAGACTGGTATCAGATTATCAACCAAGGTGCTGGTGGATTCAAAAAATATATCATCGCAGCGATGGGTGCGGGGCACTCCATTAAAACCTTTGGCGACGACCTGTCAAAGGGTAAAGTTACGGCTGATGTACTACGTAAGGCGCTCCAGATGGCGAGTGCTGAGGGCGGCATGGCTTTTCAGGGTGCTATCAAACAGTCTCGCACGTTCAACGGCCGCATGAGCAACCTGCTGGAGACAATTACCAACGTGGGCATGAAAATTGTCGGCGTGGATGCGGCAACTGGGCAAGTCAAAGCTGGTGGCGTGTTTGACAAAATCAGCAAAGCTGTAGAGGATGCGACAAATTGGCTGGAAGAGAATAAGGATACAGTGCAGAAGGTTGCGGATACGATCATAAACAACCTAGTCCCGGCACTAACATCTTTGGCGAGTGCTTGGGCGATTATGAAGGTCGGATCAGGCATAACTGGTGCGATTAAGCAGGTTAATGAATATAAAAAAGGAATAGAGGGTACAGCTGGTGCTTTCAAGGTACTGAGCGTTGCGCTAACTGGCAATCCAATGATGTTATGGGCGGTTGCTATCGCAGCCGTAGTTTCGGCTCTCGTATTCCTCCAGATGAAATTCAACATTTTTGGCAAGGCTGCCGAATGGATTAAAAATACCTGGAACGATTCCATAAATAGCATCAAGAGCTTTTTAGAGAGCGCTGGCAATACTGTTAAGAATATTGCCGAGAGCGTCGGTAAGTTCTTTGATGATGCCAAGAAAGCAGTGAGCGATTTCGGACAGGCTGTAGCCGACTGGTTTATTACAAAGTTTGAAGAGGCAAAGAAGATTGCCGGTGATGTGTTTAACGCTGTCACGAAATGGATTAACGACAATAAAACACTATTGATAAATCTAGGCATCATCATCGGCACAATCGTATTGCCGAAGCTAGTGCAGATTGGCATTGAAGCAGCGAAGTCGTTTGCCGTGATGGCAAAAAATGCAGCAGTTAAGGGTGCAGGAATGGCAGCTGAAATAGCCAAGAGTTTGGCGAAGACTGTTGTTTCAGCGACAGTCAACGCTGGTAAGATGGCGGTTCAGGGGGCTATAGCTTTTGGTTCATGGATCAAGAATGCGGCTATCGCTAGCGCTGGAGCTATAAAAAACTTTGTGCTGATGAGCGGCAAGGCTGTAATTCACGCTGGGATTATGGGTGTGCAAGGGGCTATAGCTTTCGGCAAGTGGACTGCTGGTGCGGTAATGATGGGTGCAAAAGCAGTAGCGACGTTTGTGATGATGGGTGTCCAGGCGTTAGTGGCTGGTGCTAGGATTGCTGCTTCCTGGCTAATGGCGATGGGTCCGATTGGTGCTATTGTGGCTGTTGTTGCTGGTGTAGTGGCGCTAATTATCGCTAACTGGGACACAGTCAAGAAATGGCTGACGGACTTTTGGAATGGCGTGGTGGCTGCTGCGCAGGGAGCGTGGAACGGAATTGTTGCTGCGTTTAATGCGGTGGTTGGATTCTTCTCTGGACTATTCCAGGGTGCATGGAACGCTATCGTAGCGGTATGGAATGCTGTGGTAGGATTCTTTGCCAATGTTTGGAATGGCATTGTAATAATATTCTCGGCTGTCGTGGGCTGGTTTGGCGGAATATTTGCCGGAGCATGGAATATTATCGTGAGTGTATGGAATGCGGCAGCTGGCTGGTTTGGTGGCGTGTGGAACGGCATCGTCGGTGTATTCGCTGGCGTGGCAGGCTGGTTTGGCGGTATTTTCCGTGGAGCATGGAACGCTATCACTGGTATATTTGGCGGGCTAGCAGGATTCTTCGGCGGCGTGTGGAACACTATCACTGGAATGTTCGGAAGACTGGGTAGCTTCGTTGGCAACGCTATTGGCGGTGCGGTCAGGGGTGCAGTTAATGGTGCACTAAGCATGGTCGAGAGGATGGCAAACGGGTTCATTGGCATGATTAACGGTGCAATTGGACTTATCAATAAGATTCCAGGCGTACACATTGGCAATATTCCAAGTTTACATATTCCACGAATGGCGACCGGTGGTATCGTTACGCCGCAAGGCGGCGGTTCGATTATTTATGCTGGTGACGGCGGACAGAATGAATGGGTTGTGCCAGAAAGTAAAATGGCGAGCCTGGTAGCGCAAATCAATAGACGAAGCGACGGCGTTGGCGCACGAGATGTCAATATCACCGTGAATGTGACCACTAGAGACGAGAAATTTAGCGAGGAGGATGCAGTGAATATCGCAAAGCAAATCAATCGAGCACTAAAAGCACAAGGACTGCGGCTTGATCAACTAGGAGCACTCCGATGATACGATTAAACGGACAAGAAATACCGATTTATCCAAGCGGCTACGATGATTCGCCAGTGGTAGTAAAAACTGACAATTTTTCAATTAATGGCAGTATTGAACGACACAGCTTTCCATCCAAAAAGCGTGCCAAGATGATATTTGCGGCAGTGACGCCAGCACAGTTTCGATTCTTTGAGAACATCTTTAATGCCGCTGGCACAGTGAGTTTTTATAACGACCAGTCAAAGTATGGCGTGCTTCAGTTTGACGGGATTATGACAGATTGTGACACCGACGAGTATATTCGCGGCGGCAGCTTGATGACGAGCCTAACCGTAACAATTCGGGAGGTGTAAATGCAGGCGGTTTCGGCTAATTTCATCAGCAAGGTTGACGCACCGCGCAAGCAGACTGACTTCGCTGTGATGCTGGGGTGGAGTAAGCAAATAAATCCGACTACGCGGTTTTTTAATCTCGATTCTTCAGCACTGGATGGTGGAGACTTTCTAAAAGGCTCAGGCGACGTGGTAACGTTTTTCGACAAATATGTGTACACAGATGAAAGCCGCTACGTTAAGAACTTCAAAATAAGTAAGAAGGTGAGCAGTTATTCATGGGGTGTAGTTACGGCTCAGGCGACAATCACACTAAATAATACGACGGGGCGGTTCTTACCAGAAAAAGACCCCGTAATTGGCAAATTTGTCAAGGCAGGGCGGCCGATAAAGATATTAACTGGATATGACGGCGAAATGATCACGAATTTCGTTGGCTTTGTGGGTACGCCGACGGTGAACATTGTGGAACAGACAGTAGAGCTGACGGCGTTTGATGCAATCACCTACCTGGACACAAAATATTCTAATTTGCCAGCGTTCGTGGGTAAATTTGCGCATGAGATTGTGCGAGATTTGCTGATTGAGCAGGGGTTCAGTACCAACCAGTTTGAGATCGACCGGTCGCAACAGGTGGCGATTGGCTATTTATCGCCAAAAGACAAGAGCGTAACCGATCTACTAAAAGAATTGGCAGAGGCGGAAGCAGCGCTGGTGTTTGTTGACGAGCAGGGCATAATTCGCTTTTGGAATAGGACACACCTAGCAAAGACGCAGCCGACAGCTCATACATTCAGTTATTCTAATTTGACTAACTTACAGATTAAGTCAACGCCAGTGATAAACTCGGCACAGGTGGTAGCAAAGCCATTCAAAGTGCAGGCGTTTCAGAAACTGTGGGAGCTGGAGCAGGGAAGCGAGCAAACGAAAATAAGAGCTGGTAAGACTATCGATATTTTCGCCGAGTTTCAGGATAGTGTCGGGGATTTTTATGCTGTAAGTGTAGATAGGCCGATTCATGCAAGCAGCAATTCTGGCACATCGATGTACTCTGGTGCGCGGAGTTCTGACGGAACAGGCGGTGCGATCAGCGTGCAGCTGGTGTCGGTGTACAACTTCGGCAGCACTTACAAAATGACCTTCCGCAATAATTCAAGCGTGGACGGATATATTAACCGTATCCAGTTATGGGGCGTACCGGCAAAGGTGACGCAAATAATTACCGAAAATGCCGTGAGCGAGCCAAGCATTGAACAGTACGGTGTCAATCCTGACACGTCAACTGGTGTTGGTGCAGAGGTGTTGAAGATTGAAAATAATCTAGTGCAGGATGTTGGCGGTGCGAGGGCGATTGCTAATAATATCGTAACTCTATACTCAAATCCAAATAGGCAATTCAAACTGGATAACTTTTTTGTGCCGTATTTGCAGATCGGCGATACGGTGGACTTGCAGATTGATGAGCTGGCTGATAGTTTTAACTGTTTTATTACCAGTTATGAGCTGGCGGGTGGTGTGAATGCTAACTTCCGGCAGAGTTTGGAGGTAGAGGAGCGTCCGAAAGTTAGCGTGTTTGAGCTGGACAAGTCAACGCTGGATGGCGGAGATGTGCTGGCAAACTAAGTGTGGTATAATGTAAGCAGTATATACGACCAACCAGAGCGGCGGTCGTATTTTTATTGGAGGAAATAATGGATAGTGAAACAGCCAAGCAAACACAAGATCAAGCTGAGTTAGAGAAGATGGCAGATTTTTATGCTCAGCACTACAGCCAGGTGTACTTCGTGCGGTGCCTGAAAACTAATCTGGTGGTGGCGGTTGAGTGTTTTCCGGCAAAGATAATTCAAGGCTTTTCAGCAATTACCGCACCGCGGCGAGGCGGCAACCGTGATATTTATGACTACCAGGGGCTATTTCTGACGACCCGTGAGAGGCTTGATAAAACACCTGAAGGTTTTCCGATGATCGGTTACGAAGCGTTAACTGGCAACGATACACGGCTATCTAAATTTGAGCGGGGAACGATAAACCCAGTGCAGCCAGGCGAGGCTAGTCAAGCAGAGCTGGTGAATTCGTTTGCTATGAGCCCATTTGAGCGGGCACAATTAGAAAGCGAAGTGGCACTAAAACAAAGTGCCAATAAAGAGCAGGCAGATTACGAACTGAAGTACAGTGACAAAGGTATGATTATTGAGCGATTTGAGACATTTCAAGTAGAAAGGGTGAGATGATATGGCGTATGTTAACTTGAACTTTGTGCCGGGCGAAATTTTAACGGCCGCAAAAATGAATCTTTTGGCAGCAAATGACGCTAGTTTTCATGATGGAACAGGTATAGGCGATGGTTCTATACAACCAGAGAAATTAGCAGATAGCCTTACAACCTATAAATCTGCTGAAATGGATACCGGTAAAAAATGGATCGATGGTCGCCCAATTTTTCGTAAAGTGGTGCGTGGTACGGTCAATATGACTGGTGGGTACAATACCTCAAGCCTGCCCCATGGCATTACTGGCTTGACTGACGCCTGGGAGCTGATTTCGTGGTCTGGCAATATGCGATTATCTGGCGTATTGTCAAACAATCCTATAAAACAGGCACTGCCATATATTGAAGGCACGCACCAAGCTGGTATTACCTCTATTAATAAAACGAATATTGCTGTTTCTGGCAGTTATGCTTGGGGCATTTCGGAAGTGAGTATTACTATGGACTACGTCAAATAATGCCGACTGCCACCCATAGAATACCATGCCACGCAGCACCCATTCCACCGCGTGAAGTCGCGACTAAGTCGCATCCCGTATCTGTTATGTTATTAGGCTCAATTGAGTTTCCTTCACCTACTGTAGTGGTAAAGTCATGAATGTCTTTAGCTTCTGCGCCGCCCTTATAGCCGATGAAAGAGCAGTTCACAAAGCATACTTTCTTATATTGTTTTGGAAACACGATAGGCGTTACGAACCGCTTATTGTTAGCTGTGTTACTACCGATAAATTGTGTCCAACCAGTTTGTATAGTTAAAGCACCAGATAACTCTGTAATTTTGTCGTATTCCTTTGAGGCAAGGATTGTTGCAACGTTTATATTTTTTGATTGTATAGAACCATGAAAAATGTATTATGTTTACGGTAAAACCGTGATATAATGTAGGTAAGTATATGCGTTTCAGGACGCATATTTTTATTTGGTTGCGGCCTGGGGTGAGAGAAAGGAGACCGACAAAGCATGGCAGCAGCAAATAATACTAACGAAGCGGAGCTGTGGCAAAAATTGGGAAAGATGGATGCCGACATACAAAACATCAGAAACCAGATAGAATCAATCAGCGCAAAGATTGACAGACTGGATCTGACGGTGGTAGTAGAGCGGCTAGTGAAGCTGGAAAAAGATGTAGGAAATCATGAAGATAGGCTAGACAAACTAGAAGATAACCAAGCAAGGATAGTTTGGTTTATCATCGCCGCTGTGGCTGGGGCAATACTAAAAATGGTAATTATCGATAGGATAGCGAAATGAGTATGTTAGAGCAATTATTCTTTATGGCGATATTTGCAGGTGCATTTAGCGGTGCAGTGGTTGGTTTGCTTTTCGCGGCAATTTTCAAGTTTGTTTATCGGCTCATCAAGAAAATGTTAAAGGAGGAGTAGAAAAAATGGCATATCAAGAATTAACACAATTCAACTCACCGAACTATACACCTGGAAGCCAAGTACCAGCAGTGTATGGTATGGCGCGAGCTGTAGAGGGTGTAACGTATCACTGGTGGGGTAGTAACGCAGACTTTATGTCGATAGTGAATTATCTGTGCCGCGCTAATGGCAACACCTCAGCACATACTGTCGGTGAGGCGGGCAGGGTGGCGTGGATTGTAGATGCTGTAAACGCCGCTTGGCACGCTGGCAATCGATAAGCTGTACCTGAGCGATAAGCCAATCGACGGACTAGAAAAGCGAGTGTCGGCACTGGAGGCAATCGTCAACAAAATCATCGAATTTTTAACCAATTTGTTCAAAAACTTTAATAAATAATGGAGAGAAACCATGAATAAATCAAACTATAACGCACTAAACGAATTACACAACACCCTTAGGTGCGGCGTGCCAGCTGACGAATATTCACAAGGTATAAATGATAAAGAGGTGTTGAAGATTATATTTGAGAGTAGCGAAGGCAAACGCGATGGCGTATCTATCGAAGATTTGCTGACTGTCGCCTACGCAAAGTTGGCAAGTTATAACCGAGAATTGCCTTGCCGCGAAAACAGTGTAGCCCTTACGAAAATCGAGGAGGCTATCATGTGGCTAGCTAACCGTAAGGCTGAGCGTGAAGCTCGCGGCGTATATGGCACTGAGGAAAAATAATAGGAGGAAATATGGAAAAGATTAAATTATTATTCAGTCCAGAAACTAAAAATG